ATCGAAAGAATCTTTCGGCCCTGACATTCAGCAGAGCCTTGCAAATCTAGGCTTTTATGATGAGGTCATGGCGTGGATTTATCAGCAGAACACGGTTCAGAACTTCCCGAATATCCGGGAGGGCCGGGTAAAGTCCATCGTTCCTACGCTGACTGCATACCCCGCTGAAGTTGGTAGCGGGGCTGCTAAATATCAAATCCAGCTAAAAATGACTTATAGGAGGAAATAAGCATGGCTAATAAGGTCGAGCGCAAATATCTTGCGCACTTCATTGATGCCTCTTTCGGTACTGGCAGTGCCACCCCGAACTACGTCCGTCTGGGTGCCGATCTGGAGGAGTATAACCTCGATCTGAATCCCGACATCGAAGTGTCTAAGAACATCCTCGGTGACGGCACTATCAAGCACAACGGCTACGAGCCTCAGTCCAGCGTGGATACTTTCTACGCTGTCACCGGTGATCCGCTGTTTGAAACTCTCAGCGACATCGCCAATGAACGCAAGACTGGCGATGACTGCAAGACTACCGCTGTCGATGTTCTGATGACTGACAAGGGTGTTGTCACTTGGGCATACCGTGAGGATGTCATGGTGGTTCCCACCAGCATGGGCGGCGATACCAGCGGCGTTCAGGTTCCGTTCAGCGTCTACTACTGCGGTAATCGTACCAAGGGTACTTTCGATTTGACCAAGAAAACCTTTACCGCAAACACCGTGTCCAGCGTTAAGGCGTAATCACCGTTTTATGCTGGGGGCGTGGCCTGAAAGGGCTGCGCCCCATTTTTATTTGTAAAGGAGATTCACTATGTCTGATGAAATCAAAACCACCGATACTATGGAAATCGTTGTCGATGACGGTATGCGGGATGTCCGTATCCGCAATCTGAAAGGTGAGCAGATCGGTCTGTTCAAGTTCCGGCCCACTGACATGGGCATTATTGACCGCTATAACAAGTTGGTCAAGGACTTTGATGCTATCACCGAGCCGCTGGCAGATGTCAGTATTAAGGCTGATGGCACGGCGGAAAGCGAACTGGATACCAGCAAGCTGAACGAGGCGGAGCAGCGTCTGTATGCCGCCTGCGATGAAATGTTCGGCGGTAACATGAGCGAGGCATTCTTTGGTAAGATGCACCCGTTTTCCCCTGTCAATGGCGTGTTTTTCTGCGAAACCGCGATCTCTCAGGTCGGTAAGTTTATCGGCCAGCAGTTTGGTCAGGAACTGAAGAAGATCAACACCCGCGTGGAACGCTACACGAAGAAGTACGCGGGCAAGGGCCGTGCATGATCGGGCAACTCCCGGAAAGTCTTTCTGTATCCGGCGTTGAGTACGGCATACGGACGGACTTTCGGGATGTCCTTTCCATTTTAGAAGCATTCAATGACCCGGAACTAGAAAACAGTGAGCGCGTGTACGTTTGCCTGTTTATCCTGTTCCGGGATTTTGATGCAATCCCCCCGGAACAATATGAAGAAGCGTTTAAGAGGGCCTTGTGGTTTATTGACTGTGGGGCTGATCCTGACCAGAAAACGCCAAAAACAAAGCCCCGAACGATGGACTGGGAACAGGACGAAAATATTCTGTTTCCGGCGGTCAACCGGGTAGCTGGCCGGGAAGTTCGCGCTCTGCCGTATCTCCATTGGTGGACGTTTTACGGATACTTTATGGAGATTCAGGAGGGCGTTTTTTCTCACGTTCTCAGCCTCCGCCAGAAAAAGGCATCTGGTAAGAAGCTGGAAAAATGGGAGCGGGATTTCTGGAATGCGAATAAGGACATCTGCGAGTTGAAAACGAAACTCACGGCAGAAGAACAGGCCGCAAAAGATCGCCTTAATGCTCTACTCGGTTAAAAGGTGGTGAAGCAATGGCCGAACATTCTGACGGTTCTATCGTAATTGATACCGAACTGGATCAATCCGGGTTTGAGGCGGGTAGCAAAGAACTGTTGCAAGCCATTCAATCCCTAACTTCTGAGATTAAACAGCTTAACGCGCAATTCGGCTCTGCATTTGCCAACACAAGCAAGGCGGCAGATGATTCCAGTAGCCGGGTTCAGCAGCTGGAGGCTCAGGTAACGCAGTCGCAAGTGGACGGCCTGAACACTGCACTGGAAAACATGGAAAATCAGATGAACAGTGCGGAGGACAATAATCTCTCCGGGGCATTTGATACGACTGCTGCCAAGCAGTCCGTGTCCGATCTCCAGAAAGACCTTGATTCTTTGACATCTGACCTTTCCAAACTGGAATCCTCGGCGGATAAGGCTATGGGCGTAACAACTACGCCTTTGGAACGCTTTAATGAGCTGGCGGATTCCATGCAGCAGCGAATTGACGATCTTTCGGATAAGCTGGAGGAACTTGCGGATTCTCAGGTTCCAACGGATGATTATGCGTGGACTACGCAGGAAA